AGCCGAAACAAGTTTGCCGTCATAATTGGTGATGGCGTAACCTATTGACGCATCCGGGGCTGTTACGAAAGGCACTTTTTCTAACCATATAGCGTTGAAATGTTTTTCAAAGTATTCAATATGGCCAGCGTAACGCGGATTGCCGTTAATACTTGATGGAAGCCTGTTATCTATAACAAGTTTGCCGTAATAGGATTTAGTCTGTTTCATTTTTAATTTACTCCGTTAAATGTGAAATACCCGTCGATGAACAGGTAGTAATAGTGAATTTCGTTGGTGTTCATTATTTTGTACCTGTGATTTTGCGTAATGCAGTATCGATATGATCATCATTACAATATTGATAAACTTCATCGAACCAGGGCGTTCTAAAACTTGCTGGTGTTGACCAAAGAATATCCCAGCGATAACGCTTGTCTGATAATCCGGCTTGCTTATACTCTTCATATCTTCCAGTTATTACACTTGCTGCTACTTGCAGAACTAGCGCGTCAAAATGTTTGTGTTGCATTTTCATTGTGTTGTTACTCCGTGTTATTGATTGCTTACAACCAGGAGTGTAGTACAACATTGTACAATGTACAACTATTTATTTTTCATGTGCGGGAAGTTTTTTGTAACTTTGGCCTTGCCTTCTTTGGTTTTGGGGCCGGTTGATAGGCCGCCGTGTAATCCGCATTTTGTTTTACCTGGCAATGCTTTCATTTTACAGCGTGTGCCTTCTCTATTCTTTGCGTTACAGCGTTTGAGCTTTAGCTTGATGAAGGTATCAATATCGACATCTAAAGCTGCAAGCATCGCCTTATCAGCTCTGGTGAGGTGTGTTTTGAAGTGGTCTTTCAGCTTCATTGCGTTTTTCAAGAGTAGTGCAGATATTGGCTATTGTAGCTTCCTCCATGGGGTTTGTAAGTACCCACTAACATATAGTTAGTAAGCACTAACTTACTATCTCTTTAGGGATAGGTGAAACGTGTCAGGTGGCAGGGTTGCACGTAAGTCATTGATTTATAAGGGATGGCGATTGCACATAATCATTATTACGTTAAATGTTAATTCATTTCGGCTTGTTTTCCTGGTGCCAGAACGACCGGGGGACACCCCACGGCCGGCGCGCGGCAGTGTTAGGGGAGGTAATTCACCGACCGCGAATAAAATATAAAAATTCGAATTGACATTTACCCAATTAGCATTTAACCTTCCATTATGCCAAGAGAGAAAATACAACTGCCAACACGCGAAACGCTCAACAGCCTGTTCGCCTACGACCCAGTAGAAGGTGAACTGACCTACAAAAAGAAGCGCAGGGGCCGTGGTAGTATCAAACCTGGCGACAAGGCGGGTGTTAAACAGCCCAATGGGTACTACACTGTGATGGTGAACAAGCACAGGTATTATGTGCATCGCCTGATATGGTTCATGTGTCACGGCACGAATCCGGAGCTGGTTGATCATATCGATGGTGACAGGGACAACAACAGGATTGAGAACTTGATCTCGACGACAATGGGTGATTACAAACGCGATCGACTGGAGATTCGTGATGCTCAGATAGAGCGTGACGCACAGGAGTACATCTCTTGAGACAAAAACAAAACTACGACGCCCACTTCCTCGAAGTGCTCAACGAGGTAGCCACGGGCGAACCAGTGCATAAAGTCCTCAAGGAAAAAAATATCCATAAAAATTTCCTGGCGTGGGTGTATGCGGATGAACAGCGCAAGGAGTTGTTCTCCAAGGCCCAGGCGGTTTCTTCGGAGGTGTTGGCCTCGCAGATGCACGAAACGGCCATGACCCCGCCGGACCCAGAAGAGATGTTTTTCGTTAAGGTCAAGCTCGACGCCTTAAAGTTTCTGATGGAAAAATATAATCCCGACAAGTACGGACCCAAAAAGCAGGTCGAGCAGACCATCAACGTGGATATTGCTGCCGCTATTGAGGCCGCTGACCAACGGGTGATTGAGGGCAAGACCCGCCTCCTACGAAACGATGATTGACCAACAACTCCTCGACAAGATTCTGTCGTTCAAATATGACCCCCTGGGATTCGTGCTGTTTGCATTTCCATGGAGCGTGAAGAACAAGCCACTGGCAAAGTTTAAAGGCCCACGCCGCTGGCAGATGGAGGAGTTTGAGAAGATACGCGCCCACCTGGAAAAGCACAAAGACGGACTGGCCCCGGTACTCAGACTAGCACTGTCCTCCGGACGTGGTACCGGTAAGAGTGCGTTCCTGGCTATGCTGGACTGTTGGTTCATGTCCTGCTGGATTGGCGGGACCAATATCAAGACGGCCAACACTGAGACGCAGCTGCGTTCTAGGACGATGGCCGAGCTGGGTAAATGGCACCAGATGATGATCAACCGCAACTGGTTTGAGAAGACCTCCATGACGCTGCGCCCTACAAAAGCCTTCGCCAAACTCTTAAATGAACAACTCGGTATGGATACCCAGTATTATTACACCGACGCGCAGACCTGGTCAGAGGAGAACCCGGATGCGTTTGCCGGCGCTCACTCCCAGGTGGGGATGGTGGTACAGTTTGATGAAGCCAGTGGTATTCCGGACCCGATTTGGCCGGTGACCGCGGGGTTCTTTACCGATGAGGCGCCGCTGCGCCTGTGGGTGGTGATCTCCAACCCACGTCGCAACACCGGGCAGTTTTATGATTGTTTCCATAACGACAGTCATTTGTGGAATACCAAGTATATTGACTCGCGCGATGTGGAAGGACTGGACGCCCAGGCGTATCAGTATTACGTGGATAAGTATGGCGAGGACCATGATACAACACGCGTTGAGGTCAAGGGCATATTCCCCAGGATTGGTTCTAACCAGTTCATTGGCCGCGAGGTGGTAGAAGATGCCGCGACCCGTGAGATAGAGCAGGATGAGCATGCCCCGTTGTTGATGGGGGTGGATGTGGCCAGGTTCGGTGATGATGCCAGCGTGGTGAGGTTTCGCAGGGGGCGCGACGCCAGATCAATACCACCGGTGGAGTACCGGGCGCTCAACACCATGGAGTTGTCCATGGAGGTGGCCAGGCTGATTGACCGGTTCAATCCGGACGTGGTGTTCGTGGATGGCGGCGGTGTTGGTGGTGGTGTGGTGGATCGGCTCAAGGAGTTGGGCTACCGGGTCACTGAGGTACAGTCAGGTGAGCGCGCCAGGGATAATGAGAAGTACATGAACCGGCGTGTGGAGATGTGGGGTGAGATGCGCGACTGGTTGGTGTTCGGGGCGATCGATGACCATCCTCAGTTGGTACAAGACCTCACCGGGCCGGAGTATGACCTGCACTTAAAGGGTCAGCTAAAGCTCGAGCCGAAGGATAGCATGAAAAAAAGAGGGCTGAAGAGTCCAGACCAGGCCGACGCGCTTGCATTGACTTTTGCCGAGCCGGTAGCTAGAGTTGATATGAATTTACTAAAAAGGCGCAGAATGTTCAACAACCGTTCTGCCAACACAGATTACGACGTATTTGGAGGATAGTCAATGTCCGGACTTTTCGGCGGCAGCAAACAGCAAGCCGCGCCAGCCCCACCACCCCCACCACCTGCGGTTGACCACGAGAGTGTACAGGCCGCAGGCGATGCCGAGCGCAGGCGCCAACGTGCCGCAGCAGGTCGTGCCAGCACCATGCTGACCGGCGGGTCGCTGGGTCAGGCGAGCGTGGGTACCAAGAAACTGTTAGGGAATTAATATGCCCAACATTGAAGATGTCTGTAAGCGGTTCGAGGCGATCGAAGGTGACCGTGGTACGTGGGAGCAGCACTGGGAAGAAATTGCCGAGCGCATACTACCGCGTCAACTTGGTTTTATCGGTGAGCGTACAAAGGGGGAGAAGAAGACACAAAAAGTATTTGATTCTCGCCCGGCCATTGCTTTAGACCGTTTTGCGGCGGTGATGGACTCTATGCTCACCCCCAGGCAGACAAAATGGCACAACTTAAAGGCTTCCGATGCAACACTTAATAAAGATTTTCAGGTACGTGAATGGTTTGATGCAGCGAATCAAATCCTTTTTAATGCGCGCTATAACCCAAAAGCAAACTTCGCTGGACAGAATCACGAGCGATGGATCAGTATGGGAGCTTTTGGTACTGGTTCTTTGTTTATCGATTTTGATGCTGCCAGCGGTTTACGGTACCGCGTGGTTAATCTTAAAGATACTTTCTTCCTTTTAAACCACCAGGGGCAGATTGATACCGTATTCAGACGTTTCAAGTACACCGCGCGCCAGGCGGTACAGCGTTGGGGCCAGGAGATGCTGCCCGAGTCGATACTCAAGGCGCTGGAAAATCCAAAAGAACAAAATAAAGAGTTTGAGTTTTTGCATGTGGTGATGCCACGCGAAGACTACGCACCTGGGAGGGTGGACGCTAAAGGCAAACCGATAGCGTCGTTGTACATAGCACGAAAAGAAAAACAGCTCGTGACCCCCGAAGGAGGCTATACCTCCTTCCCTTATTCTATCTCGCGTTACCTGACTGCACCCGACGAGGTGTATGGTCGTGGTCCTGCGATGATGGCACTGCCGGACATCAAGATGCTTAACGAGATGGCCAAGACGGACATCCGCGCGGCGCATAAACTGGTTGATCCACCCCTGTTGCTGCACGATGATGGTATCATGGGTAATGGCGCGATGAGCGTGAACTTAACGCCAGGTGGCTTGAACATGGGCGGTGTTAGTCGTGATGGCAGACAACTGATTCAGCCGTTACAGACCGGCGCCCGGGTGGACATTAATGAGCAGAAAATGGAACAACGCCGCGAGGCGATCGACAATGCGTTCCTGGTTACGCTATTTCAAATCCTTATTGAAACACCGAGGATGACAGCAACGGAAGCGTTAATCAGGGCGCAGGAAAAGGGCATGCTGTTGACACCGACCATGGGACGCCAGCAATCCGAAGCATTGGGTCCATTGATTGAAAGAGAGTTGGACCTGCTAATGACCAACGGTATTCTACCCCCGCTACCCCCGGCGTTGGTCGAGGCTGAAGGTGAGTACGAGATTGTTTATGACTCACCGATGAGCCGTATGCAACGGGCTGAAGAACTGGTCGGTGTCCAGCGCACTATGGAGCTGCTGACGCCGTTTGCACAGATCGATCCGTCTGTGATGGATGTGTTTGATCCTGATGCCCTGGCACAGCTGACCGCTGAAGTCTCCGGCGTACCGATGCCGGTACTGCGTAGTGAAGACGAAGTGGCCGAGGTTCGTGAGCAACGCAAACAAGAACAACAGTTGGCACAAGCCGCTGAGATGGCAGCCCCTGTCGCTGGTGCGATGAAAGACATTGCCCAGGCACAGGCACTGAGTAGAGAATGACAATCAATCCGTTTTTAAAGCAGCGCCGTACGGCGTATCATCAGACGTTTAACACACCGGCAGGGCAGAAAGTTCTCGCTGATCTTCGCCGGTTTTGCCGGGCAACCACACCCACAGCTGATTTGAACAACCCCAATGCGACCTACCTGATGGAAGGGCGCCGGGAAGTGTGGTTAAGGTTGCAGGCACACTTACAATTAACCGAGGACGATATGTATAATCTAATAGAGGAATACAACCATGAGTGAAACAGCCGCTACCGCCTTATCTCCTGCTGAACCTACTGGGGAACCACAGGGCGATAACAACGCTCCAGCCTGGACGGAAGGACTGAACCTGGGTGAAGACACCTTGGGGTACATTAAGAACAAAGGCTGGGAGTCACCGGCTGATTTACTGACGAGCTACAGAAGTCTGGAAAAATACCAGATGAAGTCGCCCGATATTATAGAACTACCAGGCGTCGACGCTGATGAAG